AGAAAGCTGTGCAGCCCGGGCGACAGTCTTATCCGCTTTCGTGTAGCTTTTTACAGGCTTCTTCCCGCTGATGTCCTCGATCTTGCCTTTGTAGTCATCATCCGAATTGCCCCCAGGCCCAGGAAGAAAAGGAGCATGGATGCCGCCAAAAATTTCAAACAGCCGATTTGACATTATTCTTCAGCCTCCTCAGAATCCTGAACCCACGGAGGAAGATCAGAGGACAGAATCTTATTGTCTTCGTCGATCTCTGGAATGTTGAGCACGACGCCAGAGGGAAAGATGTATGTCCCGATGTGCTGCGTATTCGCATACATCAGAGCAGACATGGCGTCAAGAGAATCGTATTGGGAAAGGGCGATAGTATCCCACATATCGCCCTGCTTGGTTGTATAGGTGCTCATGCATACGCCCCCCTCACTCTGTCTACTGCCATATCCGCAAGAACCTGTTTGACGGTTTCAATGAGTTCCGAATCATGCGACCGAAGCATGCGCTCCAATTCCTCGGAATTTGCATTTCCTCTGACGTTGTACGATGGAGAAAGGGTCAACACGAATTGGTTTCCGGTTTCGCTGGAATTTGCGGTTATGGGCATACCAGCGGCTTGTCTGCTGGCGTTCGCAAGAATCGCCGTTGTTTCCGCTGCCGTAAACACCTGCTCGCCGCCGTTCATCATCACCAGCTCCGGGCCCATCTCACCGACCATGTATACACCTGGATGGGCATTGCTCGTGCCTGTAGCAGCAGCTCCATCCGTGCCACCGCCTCCCCCAGGCACATTGATGTCAGGCATGTGAATCTTATCCAATTCGGCCTGCGCTGCCGCCGCGATCTTCGCAAAAGCAGCCTGGACAGTAGGCACCATGGCAATGGCAGCATCGGCCATGGCCTGCAACGTAGCCCGGGCGTTTGCTGCGGCCTCTGCTGACATATCCATTTCAGCGATTGTGGATGTCATTTCAGCCTTTAGAGTTTCCATCGTGTCAGAAAAGTCGGTTTCGATTTCGGCAACTGTGTTGGCAAATTCGCTCTTTTTCTGTTGGGAAGTCTGATAGGCTTCGTTGAGCGCGTCGATTTCCTCCTGAGAAGCTTCTGCAATTGCGGCAAGAGCCTCGGCGCTTTCCTGAGAGCCGTCTGCAAGACTACTCAGAAGTCCCTCGTCCAAGCCCATTTCCGCTGCTTTTTGATAAAGCTGCGTGTACTGTTCGATGTATTCAATCTGAGACTGCAAAGCCTCGGTCATGTCGCCGACCTGCAAATCAGGATTGATTTCGATGGTAGGTGCAACCTCGAACGTATCAAACTGCTTGTCGATATTTTTAAACGCCGCCTCATAGGATTCTTGGTATTCTTTTCCAAGGGCCTCCATCTGACTGGCGATCAACTGAAACTTGGCAAAAGCTTCTTGTGAACTGTCTGCCACCTGTTCTTCGCTCTGCGCGTAAGCTTCATTGGCAGCTGTGGCCGCGGTCACCTGCTCGTTGATGTATTCCATAGCTGCGGCGACCTTCTCGGCTCCATCCGCGCTGTCGCCGAACGCCTCAGTCAAGAGACCTTCGACATAGTTGAGCGATTGGCCATTCTGTACGAGCATGACCATATTGTCAAGAAAATCCTGTTGCTTCTGATCCGCGCTGGCCACTTCAGATTCATACTTCGCCACTTCGCCGTTTACGTCACCCATAGCCTCGCTCATGCCTTTATAGGAAGCTGTGACATCATCTACGGTCGCGGCAAGACCGAGCATGTTGTTGAACGAGTATTCCTCGCCGGTCATCGCGTACAGCAAATCCTCGATTTGGCTGACCTTGGCTTGCACGTCGTCGCTGAGCCAGTCAAAACTATCGCTTTCCATCATGGCCATCAGCGCGTCGACTGTCTCATGCAGCTTCTGATTCATCCCATCGACACCGGACGCGACATTGCCGCTGATTGACGCTTGTTTTTCCTGCGCGGCATTCAACATCTGCTGTGCAGCCTCACCCTCGCGCACAGCTTTCACATATTCCTTCACTTGTTCGGTGACGTTGGAATAGATATTTGCCATGAGCTCCGCCTGGTGGGCTTTCGTCAGGGATTCAAGCACGCCCACCTGATTGGCGAACGCTTCGGATTCTGCGTCGGTAGCGGTGATGATGCCGTTGGATGCGGCAATGAGTGCCTGTTTGACTTCCTCCAACCGTTCCTGCTTCGCGGCGGTTTCCTCAATGGAAAGACCGCCCTCGTTGAGTGCGGATGTCAGTTCCCGGTATTCGGCAATGAGATCGAGCGTTGATTGATCCTGGCTGATTTGCGCCATATACTCGTCATAGGCCGCGTCCAGGTCCTCAAAACCGCCGCTGGCGTCTGACAGAGCCGTCACCAGTGCCACAATAGCGCCCGTGACCACCGCGACACCAGCCGCAATCGCCAATATCGGACCGATACCCGGAATAGCGGCCATTAGAAGCGTGATTGCGCTTTGTGCCGCCGTGACCGCTGCTACAAGGCCAGCCCCGCCTGTGAATACCGCGACGATTGCAGCAACGCCGGCCACGATTTCAGGGTTGCTCTCCACGAAATTAGCAAAAGCCTGTATGACAGGCGTAAGGGCTTCCGCTACAGCGCTGATCGCCGGGGTTAATGCATCGCCGACAGCGATTTTCACGTTGTTGGCGGCGTTTTGCAGCATTGTCATTTTGGACTCTGTAGTGCCGTACATGACAGCTGCCTTTTCGCTGAGCGCTGTGTTTTCTTCCCATGCGGAATTTGCCAGGGCGATACTGCTGCTCAGCGTGTCATTTGCAGATGCAAGGCCCAGTATGGCCTTGGTTTGTCTGACATTGGTGATACCAAGTTCGTCCAGCACGACGATGGCAGATCGTCCATTGCGCTCCGTGTCGTTCAGGCCGGTAATAAACGCAGTCATGGCGCCTGCGGCATCTTCGCCCCACGCTTGTTTGAACTCATCCGCGGTCATGCCTGCAACAGCAGCGAAGTCTTCCAGCTTATCTCCGGTTTCCGTCGCTTTGTATAGTGTATTGATAAGCGTCGACATAGCCGTTGAACCGGAACCGGCTTCAATGCCCAATGAGCCGACTGCGGCAGCGATACCGAGAATGTCTGTTTCAGACAATCCTGCTTGACTACCAGCCGCAGCCATTCCCTGAGCCATATCAACGATCTTGGATGCTGTAGTCGCTGTGGAGTCGCCCAGCGCCGCAACGGTAGAGCCGAGCTTCTCATACTCTGTGGTACCAGTGATGTTGGCGAACTGTGCGAGCATGGTTGCCGCATTGTCCGCAGTAAGGTCAGTGGTAGTAGCCAGCATTGCCATAACGGTGGCGAAGTCTTCGACGTCACTCTGAGCTATGCCCAACTGACCGGCTGTGGTTGCAATCGCAGCGAGCTCTTCTGTTGTAATCGGAATATGTGTCGACAACTCTTTGAAGCTCTCTCCGAGGCTCGCAATGAATGAATCGTCGCCGCCCACTGTCCTCTTGACGCTTGCCATTGACGATTCAAAGCTGATGGCTGCTTCCGCGCATTCCTTAAGCGCCGCCCCAATCTTATCAAGCAGTTCCTTGATTCCAGATGCAACCATTAGTTCCTGCATTGCGTTGGCGACATCAGAAAAGCTCTGGCTGGAATTCGATGCAGCATCGGCGACGTTTTCCTGTTCCTGCTTCAAGGCACTTAACTGGCTTTGCAAACTGGCACTCTCATTAGCCAGGTTACCAGTGTCCACACCTGCGGCTTCAAGCGCGCTCCCCATCGAATTCAGCTTTTGAGTCTGTTGGTCGAGCGAGGCGCTGGTTTTATCGATCTGCAACTGCTTTGCCAGCATCTTGTTCTGCAAATCAACATCCGAACCGCCTGCACGATCCTGGGCTGCTTTCAGATTATCGTACTGCCTTTGCAGTGTTTGGAGCTTTGTCTTCGTGTTTTCGACGGCCTGTTGCATTCGAGTGTAAGCATCGATTTTGCTTTGAGTGCTGTTGAGGGCGTCTATCTTGCTTTGCAGCTGCGTGATGGAGGCCTGTGCGCTGGAAAACGCGCCGGCGAATCCGGCCGTCGTTGATGCCGTAAGATTGAACATCATCTGATATTCTTTGAAACTTGGCATGATATAGCCCTCCTCTCGTCATCTTTTTTTGTATTCGTCGATAGCGTCATTACTGCTGCTAATCCAGTCTCGAAGTTCACGTAGCGGTACGGACAGCCAAAAATAAACAGGCGTTGACCAGTTCTTTGCCATGATCAACGCCTGTTTACGAATCCACTCTCCAGCATCGCCGGTTACAACTCCGAGCTCATCAAAAAATTTCTGATCTTGTTCCTCACCTTGCTGTATTCCTTCATAGGCATGTGCTCGAATGCGTCAGAGCCGATATGTTCCAAACAGGCCTTGGCTGCAATCCGGATGATGTATTCACCGGAGAACGCCAATACAGGGGCCTGTATGCCGCGCATGGCGAGCTCTCTTTCGACATCGAGGCTGTCTCTACCAGTCAGGTTCTCGAGATCGAAATTCAGCTCCTGATATTCCACACCATCGTACATAAACGGCTTTTTGAATCTCAGCTTAAACGTGATGTCGGCGTTGATAGCATCGGCCTTCACCTTATCGAGAGCTTCTTCTTCCGTCATATCCTTGACAATTGTATTGTCCATGTTTTTCTCCTTTCGTCGGTTGGTCAGGGTAGGATTACTTGCCCAGCGCCTTGCGGACGGGCTTCATGTAATCCTTGTTGCCGATCTTGCAGATGTAGTTGAAGGGGTCGATCTCCCAGAGCGGATTCTTGTCCTTGTAGCCGGCGTAGTAGTACACACTGTACTCACCGGAGGCGTCAGCAGCAGACGCGGGAGCGACGGAACCCGGAGAGAAG